TCAGAACGCCAATTCGGCGCCCACCTCCAGGTACTCGATCGTCTTTTCGCCGTGCCCTTCCTGATAGTGCTTCGTCATTTTCTCGTCAGCATGGCCCATCAGCGCCTGGATGTATTCCTGTGGGAAATTTTGCTGCTCGTATAGCCATGCCCCTAAAGCGCGGATCTCGTGAAAAGTGGGGCGTTCACCGGCAGGCACGTTGTCATAGGCATGCGCAGCATCCCGGGCCTTGCTGAACTCCTTGGTCAGGTAGTCCGGTGTTACCGACGTCCAGTGATCCTTAGCGTCGATCTGTTCCCGGCGCCGCGCCTTCGGCTTGTAGTGGATCAGGTAGGGTGATACGAGGGGCGAGCGCAGGCACTCGCCGACGACTTCACGCAGCGCGGCACCCATGGTGATCTTCAGGTGAACCGGATTGTCGTAGCCCTGGGTCTTGCCCGGCGACACGGTGAGCGTGTTCTTCTCCATGTCGACTGCCGACTTCAGCCAGGTAACGATGTCCTCGCGGCGCTGGAGGCTGACCAGTGCCAGGCGAATCGCTCGCTTGAGCCAAGGCGGCGTGGTCGCCGCATCGATGATCGACTTCAATCCTTCGAGCGTGTGCCGCTGGCGCTTCTTCTCTGCTTCCTTCTTGACCAGCGTCAGTTCTGCGCAGTTGCGCTCGGCCAGTCCCTTGGCCACGGCGAAGGCGAAGATCTGCACCCACAACCCGCGGTGCTTCGTGTAAGCGTTGTTGCTGAACCGGTCCAAGTATTCGGCCATGGCCAGCACATCCATCTGCCCGATCAGGCGATCGCCGAGATCCTGCCGGTACCGCTCGAGCTTGAACTTGATCTCTTCCAGGGTGCGCGCCGCATAGCCCTTGTCCACCAGCCATTCGTCATTGAACCGCTGCAGCAGGTTGCTCACCGTCGGCAACCGGTCGCCAGTCAACAGAGTGAGCAGCGCGCCGTCATCGACGACCAGAGCCGCGACCTTGAGGTTTGCTGCGTGCGCGAGCTTGATTGCCTCCTCAAGTGGGCGGTTGATGCTGGTCATCAAACCGGTGATGGGGTTCCGGTACCGAAAATATTTACCGTTCGGGTAAAGATTTGGCGGTAGCTTTCTGTTTTTGAGCGTGCGCGGCCGGGCAGCCATCAGCCTATCTCCAACATCTTGGCCAGCAGGGGATCATCTGACCCCATCACGGCTGCTTGCACATCGACGAAATACATCCCGCCTTTTACCTCTCCTACCACTTCGCCTTCCTCAATCCATTTTTTTAACTGCTGCAAGCTCGGCTTGCCGCCGACATAGCGGAGCTTTCTGTACTCGCCTGCCTCTATAAGGCGCGGCAACTTGACCGTGATCTGGGCCAGAATTTTTGCCATTGTGATGCTCCATGCCGCGCGTGGCGGCAGAAGGTGGTGATGGGGTTTATTCGTCGTCCGGATCAAGGTCGTCATCACCGTCATGGCTGATGCTGATCGGTAGCTTGCCGAGGCGCTCGAGGGCAAGTACGAGGCCGATGCGCAACCCCTTCGCCAAGTCTTTCGTGAGAACAATCTCGACAGGGTTGTCGACGCCGAGCTGCAGAGTCACGCCCTCCAGAGCGTTTTCGCTGATCATTTCCAACTGGTTGGCCTGTCGTTTGTGCCACGCAAGCAGCGATTCGATCATCTCGCCGACGTCCTGCGGAGCGTTGACCGATCCCTCGAGCGCGCCGGCGACCAGCTTTTGCAGCTCCGCTTTTTCTTCTTCTGCGCGCTCGAGCTGATCGTCTGCAGCGAACGGCCCGCCAACCATTGACCAACTGCTGGCGAACATTTGCGCCTGGTCCATGATGGCTTTGATATTTTTGTCAGACATGCGAATACCTCGCCCGCCGTACACCGGCAGGCTGTTGAGTTGGGGGAGGGGTTACTGCGGGGTGTTCAGTGCAGCGCTGCGCAAAATTCCACGGGCGATGCCCAGCGCATAAGCTCGATCTTGGAAGTCGGACGCCTTATCGACGAGGTCTTCGTACTCGCCCGCAATGAACTGCTGGTGGTCGACGATTAGCACCAGGGCATCATCAGCTTCCGACCGCGCCGGGTTAATCAGTTCATCAATGCGTTGATCCGCTGCGTTCAGGCGCAGCTGCAGGGCGTCACGCTCAGCCTTTATGCGATTGAAGGTTTCGCCGAGCACGTACTGCACTGGGCCGTGGCCGCACTCACAGTCCGGCCAAGGGTTGTCCTCCGCCCAGGTCCTGCCGTCACCGGTGTCAGCCTCGCAGGCCGGACCGAGGTAAATCACTTTTGGCTCGCTCACTTTGAAAGACCTCTTCAATTGTCCGTGCCCGTGTAGGTGCGCCAAGGGACCTTGACGCCGTTGACCAGAAAGCCCCAGTCACCGCGCCACTTGCTGGTGATGAACAGGGTGGTGACGCCGCCGGGGGAGACCTGGTCGATGCGGTGGTACTCGCCGTGGCTCAGGGTTGCGGTGTCGCCCTGGTCGCGTCTGATCCACTCGCAGGCGTCTTTCATGAGCCACTCAACGATCTTGGGGTTGGGGTTTGGAACCATGGAAGACCTGACGGCCTTCTTCCATTCATCGCTCGCGGGGCGCTGCTCGTTGTACCAGCCGCGCAGGATGATGGTCCGCGCATTCCATGGGTGGTCATGCAGATCCCGATCCTCATCTGGGCGCATGATGTGGTGGATGCGGAACGACCATGGGCACCACCAGAGCGCGGGCATGTGCGTCGTTCGGGAGTAGGGGTTGAACAGCCACCAGCGCCCCATGTACATCTCGGCGCCGTCGGCTGACATGATGTGCAGGTACGGGGTGCGCTGGGCTCGAGCGATGAGCCAGGAGGACACGGCCGGGCGGGCCAGTAGTTTGGCGACCAAGCGCCAGAAGAGATTGATCATGCAGCCTCCTGTTGTTGCACTGAGTTTTTCCAAGGGTCGTTCGCCCGGGCAAGTGCCGCCATCGGTGGAGGGCTGACACTGTTGCCGCACATGTGGACCTGCTGAGTCTTGGTGAACGGTTTGCCGTCGGCGCCGTGGCTGATGATGTAGTCGGCGGGGAAGCCTTGCGCCTTGTACAGCTCGGCCGGTTGCAGCATCCGTAGGCAGATGTCGACGATCACGTACGGCGTTCCCTTGATGGTGACGGTGACCAGGCCCAGCCGATCCTTGGTGGTGATCGTTGGTGCTGGCTCGCCGGCGCCGCTCACGTTCTCGGTGCCGTAGTAGCTGATCAGGAAAGCCGCAACCCGCAGTGCACCGGCTTCAACTTCCGGCGAAAGCTGGAACTCGACCAGCGAGCTCTTGCCGCCACCGCCGGCGGTGATGGTGGGTGCTGGTTCGTCCATGGCCTGGCCGACGCTGGCGCCGAACTGGCGCTCCATGAATGCGGTGACCAGTCCGTGGTGAGTGCCGCCGGCGCTGATGGTGTGCAGCGGATCGGCGGTGTCGCGGGCATCACAGTTTCCGCGCATGTGCACCAAGTTGGCGGTCACCAGCTGCTGCTGGCTGCCGGTATTGGTCACCGTTGTCATCGGGTCACTAATGCTCTTGGCGTCGGTGGTGTTGAAGCCGCCATTCATCTGGGCCATGAACACCGTAGAGATACCCATCGCGTGGGCGGCCCCGGCCGGGCGCTGGTAGTTGCCGCCGCTGGTGATGGTTGGCAGCGGCTCGTCGAGCGCCTTGCCTTCGTCAGCAAATCGGAATTTGACCAGGTGTGCCGCGGCGATCGCAGTGTCTGCCTTCGCCGTGATCGTGTAGAAAGGCTCGCTGCCTGGCCGAGGTTCTGTTTGTCCTGCTCGTCCACCGACACCAACCATCACCGGGCTGATCAGCGTCAGCTCGCCGCGATTGGCGCATGTCACCGTCGGCAGCGGGGCGTGTGGATCGTTGATCCGGTCACTGCCCTGGTGTGTGGCTGGCGCGATGATCGGACTGGCCATGGCGAACGAACCGCCGCGGGGCCAAGAGGTGACGGTGCGCAGCGGGTCGTGCGCCGACTGCACGCTTTCCCCGGACCAGTTCGCGATCGGTACGATGAACGGGTCAGCTGCATCGATGACGAACTTCTTCATGCCCTTTGCGATCCGGCGCAGGGTGGCCGGTGCCAGCGGCTTCGGCCGGTCGAAGATGCTTTTGCTCGGGATCGTCCAGTCGATGCACTCGGCGGCGGTGCGCCACTTTTGCTGGCCTTTGACCGGATGCTTGGCATGCGTTGGCGCCGGCCAGACAATCGGCTGGCCGTCGCAGCGGGCGATCATGAACAGGCGTTCGCGGCTGGTCGGTGCGCCGAAGTCGCAGGCCTTCAGCACCCGCCACTCAACGACGTAGCCCAGGTGTTGCAGCTCGGCAACGAACACGGCCCAGGTCTGCCCACGGCGTTTCGGGTCTGGTACCAGGAACTGCTGGTGGACCGGTACCACTTCACCTGGTCCAGCAATACCGCCGCCAAGCTTCACGACGCGGCCGGTGGTCTTGCAGCGCTTGGCGATCAGCGGCCCCCACTGAAGGATCTGTTTCACGTTTTCCAGGCTGATGACGCGGGGCTTCTTCTTGCCGGCCCACTTCAGGCCGATCCACGACAGGTTGCGAATCTCGCGTTTGCGTGGCTGTCCGCCGGCTGCCTGGCTGTGGTGCGTGCAGTCCGGCGACATGTGAAACCAGCCAACGGCCTTGCCGGCGCACTCGGTATCCGGATCACCATCGAACACGTCGGTGGTGTAGTGCACGGCGCCCGGGTGATTGACGGTGTGCATGCTGATCGCCTGAGGGCTGTGGTTCTTCGCAACATTCACTGCGCGGCCCAGGCCCATTTCCAGCCCGGTACCAGCACCGCCGCCGCCACAGAAGAAGTCCACAAGGATCTCATCGTCCTGAGTGCTGAAGCCAAGTCCGTATTGAGTTTTGAAATCGAAGGGGTGTTTCTTCTGTTGTGCGGACATAGAGGATCCTCGCCGGCTGGCGTGATTCGGTGGAGTTATGGGTATGTTCGAAGTTGACTACAGCGAGACTTCGCCGGTATCGATCTTGCGGAGCTCCGTCACCTCGATCTTTTGGGTACCGTCGGTGATCACCCAGCAGGGCAGTTCAAGGTTGCGGAAGGTACCGTGATAGCTGCGGTACGCGCCCAGGGCTGCTTTTCGGAAGCAGTCTGCTGCGACCTGCCCGATCGGCATTGGCTGCCCCCCCCTAGCAGCTTCAAGTCAAATACAACAGCTTTTTCAATTCGTTTGGCGGCTGCTCTGACGGTGTTCGGCGAGAGTTTGAATTCCTCTGCAACCTCGACAACGTGCTTGTAAATGAGTGCATCGTGAATCTGCTGATCACGGGCGCCGTTACGCAGGCCCGCATAGATGACTGCTTGCATGGGTTATCTCCAGTCAGGCGCCGCCCTCCGTGACCGGATTCGCAGCGTGGGTAGGGTTTACTTCGGAATATCGATTTCGTCGTCAGGCTCTGGTGGATCGTCGGCGAGCGACTTCAAGCCGGCCGCTCGAATGATGCGTGACACCTTTTCGCTAACAACAAAAGGTGTCATGACACAGCGAAGCATCTTTGCTTGAGTCTCGAAGTCGGCGGCGATGAGGTTGATCAGCAGGCGCTGGTGAATGTCCTGCTGATTGTTGATGCCGTGCGCTTTCATGACCTTCTTCAGGTCAGGCTTAAACACCCCAGCCACCTCAACCGTGAACTTCTCGATACCCAGCGCTGCGTTCTTGGCTGCTTCCTTTTCTCGCTTCTTGCGCTGCTTGATGGCTTCCGCCGTCGGCTCCTGCTGTTCCTCGGCCATAGCCTGCCTCTTCAATTCCGTGGGCCGGTAGATCCAGCCATGCCTGTCGTCGGCGCTGGCGCACCTGGTTGCTGATACGTCTCACGGCGGCCCCGGGAACTTGATTTTGTTCTCGCGGGCGATGAGCCTGGCGCGCTTGGCTTCCATGCCCATCTCTTTTGCTGCTTCGATCACGGTCCTGCCGGCGTCGGCCAGTTCCTTCAGCCGCGGCGCGAGCTTGTCGCGCTCGATCTTCAGCTTGTTGCTGTGGGAGCTGCCGAACATCAACTCCCGTTGACCGCTGACGCCCGGGGCGATTTCCTGCACTGAGTGACCGGTGCCGAAGTAGTGATCCAGCTGCTGGTTCAGGTTCGCGATGATCGAGTCACGCGGGTTGGGCATTGGTACGCCGATCATTTCCGATCACCTGACATCGAGAGCTTGTTGCCGTCGGCGCGCGCTTCCAGATGCTGGGCGAAGTTCACGGCTTCTTTCCAAGTCCAGCGAAAGCCCTTCACCTTACGGGTGGCCAATTCGATGATGTGATACGCCTTGCCCTTGGTGACGACCTGGTAGCGAATCTCTTGTGCAGGCTGCTCCTTGCCGATCATGGAGTAGAACTCGGAAGTTGCGATTACTGAGCGGAGGCGCAGGGCCTGAAGACCGGCGAAGCGCTGCTGCAGGATTGTTTGCATGGCTGGTTCCTCGGTGTGGGTTGCATTTATTCGTCAGCACTCGGGCCTCCTGCTGGTTGCCGTTGGGCGCAGGGGAGAGTGCTGGCGGATAAAGGCAGGCGTAAAAAAGCCCGATCGGAACCGGGCTTTTGTTTGCGTCACGAAGACCTCCCTACGTGACATCCTCCCAGGCCCGCTACTGGCGACGGCCTGGATTTGAATCATCATCAGTGTGTTGTCGCGAGGGGGTAGGCCTACCGGTTGCCCGGTTGATGCGCGGTGACACCGTCGGCCCAGATGTCCGCTGCCTGCCAGGGTGAAGGGCGCAGCCTTCAGGCTTACTGCGCCACGCCGGGGAATCGGTGGGCTACTTCATGCTGGTCATCCTCAAGAACGCGCCGTTGGCATCTTGGCGGGCGCTCGCCGTTCTCTGGTGTTGCCTGCGGGGGGGCCGCATTGCACGGTGCAGAATCATCCGCATCCCGCTGCCCACTCAGTGAATGGGCAGAAGTGATGCTTTGCGAATAGGGTGGCCAGCGGCCAGCTCACCACTGCCCAGGTGACGGGCTTTGCGCTAGGCTGAGCGCTCTCACACAGCACAGCCTGCAAAGGAGGGCGCCGCACGATGCACACCTACAAACTGAAGTTCGAAGGCAATGAAGGAGACATGCGGCCAAAGAGTTACGATTCCGTGAATCTCGTGGAGCCTGGAGATGTCATTGAGCTTGATAACGGCATGTGGCACTTCGTCATGGACATTCGAAATCTGAAATCAGGTACTCAGCTAGTTCTCGCTGAATCAGGGCAGACCGCTCAGCAGGCAGCGACTCTAGGCAGGCAGATGCAAGACGGCTGAGCACGATCGTTGCGTATTTGGCACAGCTGTCACTATCCAAATCAGTGCTCGGGTGCATCAACGCAAGTCTTGTGCTCAGGCCGATCTGTCCTTGAAACGCTACCGAAACAAACGCGGCTTCGATGCGAGTCTTGAAGTCGGGCGGGCTTATCGCCGGGTAGGAGTGAGTGCTTCTTTCGCTGTTCAGTTTGAATACGTCCTGGTGCTGCTCATGCAGCGCCTTTACTGCGCTGGCCCGCTCGACCGGAACCAGAATCAGCCCCATATCGAAAAGCTCTTTCAGGTATTCGGTGTCGCCTGCGCCGATGAGGACGCATCGCTTGGACGCCGGGTCAATTGCTACCACTGAATCTTTATTCATGTGCCTTTCCTCTTGGTCATCCCAAAGCACCCTCGCGAGAAGGTGCTTCAGTGATGCTGTCCGTCCTATTGCCGCCGGAGGGGCGGGGCGCATTGCTTGCCGGGTCACTCACACGGTTAAGGCGTTTCACCATCGAGCAACCGTCCAGGTTGTTCCTGTCGTGGGCAGGCTTTCGGGCCTGTCTGCTCGCCGGTCGCCGGTAGAGGCAATGCGGTCTGTTGTTTGTTGCACTGACTGTTAAAGAGCGGCGCGGCTTTCGCTGCTAGGCCCGTGTCGACATGGCTTGAGATGTAAGTTAACCGGCGGTTTCTTTGTCGTCAATACCGGCGGTTAATTTATTTTTCGGAGCGGTACGGTATGCTTTCCCTATTACTGTATGAATGTACAGCATTTAAGGAGTGATGCATGGGCGTGATGCAGCAACAAAAAGAGCACCAACGAGTAGAGCTGACAGGTTTCGAGCGGCTTAACCTTCGGGTGTCGAATATGATTAATCACCCGATCGCACAGCTTCAGCGCTGGGTGAAGATCCACCGTTTGGACACGGACGGGGAGAGGGAGTGGGTAGAGGTGATGGATATTCTGTCCGAGACAGACGGGATTGAAATGATCTTCAATAATGAAGACGAATCGGTGACGTTGAGGTGGGAAGCGCCGCCGGAGGACGACCTGGTGCCTGAGATCGAAGTTGTGTTTGAGTCGGAGGAGCCAGCCCCTTTTTAAAAAATGAGAAGGGTGGCGTCAGCCACCCAGCTTGCCAGGCTTGGTTACTGGCTGCTCTGCGTTTCGCTGGTCGAAAACGGTGTGGTGGTATGAGTACGTCCTTTTTCAAAATCAGTGCGGGCATTTTGAAGTTTAATTTGAAAGTCTTCCAGTTGGGCTCTTGTTTTCTGCTTGAATTCTTCACTGGAGGATTTATCTTTGAGATGTTTTTTACAAACACCAATTGATGCTTTTAGACTGGATATGATTCTCGTCAGTTCGGCAGGGTCATCAATTCTTATATAAACCTTTAGTAACCACAGGGAGAGAAAAGGGGAAATAATTCCGCTGGACGCCATGATCCCTTGGGTAACAGCTGGAATGCCGATAACAGATGTGGCTGCCAAGGCGGCGCCATTGACAACGGAGGTAGATAGGGCCATGAACATGTTATTATTCATTTAGCTGACTCCAGTTGCATTATTTCTTCGGGAGTCAGTTTTCTGAAGGACGCGCTTTTGAAAAGCTTGTGCTTTATGTAATAAGCTTCTGTAATGTTTCCGTCCGATTGATATTGCAGAATCGTATCTCTTGGTAATATAACGTAAGATAAGTGTCGTACGGTCTTTTTGGTGAAGATAAATATCAACGGAGAGCTTAAGATAAGAACAAGCCATCCTATTGCTTGGGCTATCAATAAAGTTGACCACATGTCATTCTCTGCTGTTAGTTATGTTCGCTTATGATTCTTACTATATCATAGCTAGTTTTTGTGCCGCTAATATTTATTGTGTCGGTCTTTTGAAGCTCGACAGTATAAAATTTTTCTTTCTGAAAAGCTTCTTCGTTTGATGCGACTTTTGACAAAAACGCATCGTCGCGTATCGTTACGGATACTTCGAGTCCATCTTTACTCTGGATCGTCCAGCCACGGCGGCTTTTAAAATTAAGTTTTGTGAATTGAACTACCTTTTGAAATTTTTCCTTGGTTTCTTTTTCTGTCACGTCGGAGCGAATTGGAGTGAAGTTCTTGATCTCAGGCTCAGCAAGAACAACTTCGACATCTTCAGATATGAAAGAGATCGTAGCTTGATCTCTCCCTTGTAGGGGCGCTTGAATAACCTTGTGAAGCGCTTGTCGAATCTCCCTGCTGGACACCAACTGAGCAACGTTAGAATTGGTCTTGATTTCCCCATCCTTTGTTACAAGGGTTGCTTCTTTGGTCTTCGCATCGATGATTACTCTATCGATTTTTGTATCTTTAAGGCGGTCAATTATTCCAATCGCTGTGGCCGCGCTCGCCACAGCTCCGGCCACACTTATACCAATGGCTTTCATCACAGTTAAAGTAGTAAGTGGGTCGGCGACTATCGCAAAGACGATTTCTAGCGAGCCCTCTTGGGCCGGGGCTAACACCTTCAGTTCGGCTTCAGAAGCGCCGTTACTAACAATAGAAGCAGCCTTGGTAATTAATTCATGCATTCCGACTATGGCATTGCCTAAATCTTTTGCATTGATCTTATGGTTTTCGAGGTCGCCTGGGGCATCATATGAAATCTTGAATTCCGTTTGAGTTTGGTGGTCCATGTTGTCCCCTGAGTATTATGTGCTGGTCATTTGTATTTTTATTTGATTTTTTTGTGTTATTGGTTTTGTTGTTTATAGCAACTGAGAGTTCCATACTAATAACACCCGAGCCTGGATATAAGTTTCTTCCGCTCGGATGGTTTGTGGTGGATGTTTCGTGTTGTCCGAAATCATGGAGAACTGCTCATCCCCCATCCATTGCAGCCGCTTGATATAAAGATGGCCTTCCCAAGAGAACATGTATATGCCGTCTCCGGTGAACTCCCGGACGCTGATATCTACTAGCAATGGGTCGCGATGCTTGATCGTCGGCGCCATTGACTGGCCCCAACCGGTTACCATCTTGAGGTGAAAGTGTTCTTTGAACTCGACACCCATCTCGCGAAGGTGCTGGGGACTGACGCGCACGTCCTGAAGCATTTCGGGGTAATCATGAGGAATCTGCCCGCCCCCCATTGCCGCGCGGACGTCGTAATGCGCGATCCACACCTCGTCGCCGACGGCGCCTGGCCGGTAATAGTCAACTTCGATCACTCCACCGCCATCGTCTGATTCAGCCGCAGCGAGTAGGCGTCTCCTGGCGTCGTCAGAAAGGCTTCTCCCTTGCTTCGCTAACATCTGCCTAACCAGGTCGGCGGCCGAAGTGCTCGATCCATGCTCGGTAGCCTGATCTCCGGCTGTTGTCAGACCGCTGATCTCTTTGGCGAGCCGTCTACTGAATTTCTCAACCGGCACCCCAAGCAGGCGCGAGAGTACTGCTGCGAATTTTGCATTCAGCGGATTCGTGCCATTCAGGTACATCGCGACGGCAGCCGCCGAAATGTCCGCAGCCTCAGCGAGACTCGCTTGTGTGAGGCCGAGCACGTTCTTTTTCGACACGAAAATCGCCTTGGCGGCGTCGCATTCAGCTTTCAGTTCGGGGGATAGCTCTTTCTTTTTGCTCATCCGTGAAATTTAACCGTTGGTTAAGTTATTTGCGCTAACCGGCGGTATTGCTTGAATGCTAACCGGCGGTTAATATTGATTCCACACATCAAGCTTGGTCGAGCACAGAAATGAAGAAGACGCCATTGCCATTGTTGGTCGAGAGGATGGGGCAGATCGCCGTCGCCAAGGCTCTTGGTGTCAGCTCTCCGGCAATCTCTAAAGCTTTGAAAGCGGAGCGGGACATCAAGGTAACTGAGCACGCGGATGGAACATTTACCGCGGAAGAAATCCGTCCGTTTCCTTCTCAAAACACGGCTGCGTAGTTCATTTGCCGCGACTGAAAACATTTTGCAATGCGTGTTGGCACGCAGCCACTGAAACAAAACTGAGGTTTTACGAATGGACGAATTTCTGCGGGCTTGCCAAAGCGCGGTCCTCGACAACGAAGCGAAGGTTCTGGCCGGCCAGATGGGTGTTCCCCACGTGAGCCTGTTGCAGCGTGCCAACCCCGACAACGATGCCCATCACCTGACGATTGAGCACCTGTTCGGGATCTTGCTGCATACCGACGATATGCGTCCGCTCGCCGCCTTGGCTGATCAGTTCGGTTTCGACCTGGTGAAAAAGGAAGCCCCGGCCCCGAAGACGCTCACTGCTTCGATGATGCACGTGGGCAAAGAAATCGCTGACCTGACCATCGCGGTGCACTCGGCTCTCGACGACGGGCACGTCAACCAGATCGAGAAGCAAGCCATCCGCAAAGAAATCGAGCACGTCCGGAGCGAATTGGACGTGATGGAAGCGTCGGTAAAAGTTGCCTGAGACGCAGGCACGCGACCGAAACGAAACACTATCGGCGGGGGCCGGTGAACAATGAATGCGTAGTTGGCACTTAAGCCGATCGCACCAGGAAGACCACTAGGGGAAAGGAAATGGACGGCAAGACATCAGGACGTTTGGGGACATTGAACGCTGAGAGCGGTAGCTCTGTCGGTGGGATTGGTCGCGTCTGCAGAAAAGTAATCGCCTGAATCGCAGGCACAAAAAAGCCGGGCTGCAACCCGGCTCTTTCAACAACATACAAAACACTGAGGGGCCATTATGAACACGATCATCACCCCCGGCAATACCCGCCATGTCGCGACACTTTTGGAGCAATCGCAAAACGTGTCGCGTCACACCATGTCGTCACGCGAGATAGCCGAGCTGACCGGCAGTACGCATGACAATGTGCTGAAAACTGTTCGTGCGCTGGTTGCCAAGGGTGTCGTTTCTTCAAACGACACCCCCTATGTGCACCCACAAAACGGTCAGGTCTACCGCGAGTTCCTGTTATCCCAACGTGACACCTTGGTGGTGGTCTCGGGCTACAGCGTCGAATTGCGTGCGCGGATCATCGATCGCTGGCAAGAACTCGAAGCCCAAGCTAGTCAGTTTCAGATACCCGAGACTTACGCTGAGGCGTTGCAGGCGGCTGCCGACCAGGCCAAGGACAATCAGTCACTGCGTTTGGTCATTCTCGATCAGGCGCCGAAGGTTGCCGCCATAAAGCGACTGGCTGCGGCT